ACTACGCGAACCAAATCCTTGACCAGCTGATAACACGGCTTGTTGAGTACAACTTCGGCGTGCAAGAGGATTATGGCGAGTTCGCGATCAACGTGCAACCGAGCGTTGATGACAAGACGGCGATGGCCGGATACATAACCGCGTTGATTAGCGGTGGCGTGGTGGATCCCACGGAACCGTGGATTCGCGACATGCTATCTATCCCGGAATACGAAGGGGCGGTGATACCGGATGCCGACGGCGATAATGACCAAGACGGCGCTCAGTTACGCGGAGAACCGAATAACACACTACCTGATGAGCCCGTGGAAACGGCTTCGGCAGGCGGTAACTGATAATCGATCCATAACCTACGACATCATCCCGGAATTCCAAAACGCAATTATGAGCGGCGTGATGACGGCGTTCCTGTACGGGCGTATCAGCGGGTTTGGCGATATTGTCAAGCAGGCGCGTGGCAAGTTCACACGCGCGCCTAACCGGCGATTTGCGACACCTGATTGGAGCCAGACAGTGGCCGTGCTCAAGATCATTTTGCAGAACGACGCCAAACTCATTAAGGGATTGCTCGGAATTATCGGCACCAAACTCATCAAGAACGAAGCGGCAGCGTTTGACGAATACTTTCGCCCGAGCGAGAAGGCGATGGCCTTTATGAGCCAGTACACGGTGCAGCTCGCAGGGATTGAAGCGCAAGACACGCTGAAATACGTATCAGGGCTTATCAAAGATACGGTAGAGCAAGGAATGAGCGAGTCGCAGGCAACGGCCTACATCAGCAACAAGATTACGGATTTTGCGCGAGCACGGGCGAAGGCGATCGCAATCACAGAAGCAACGCGCGCCTACAACGTCGGAACGCTCGAAGAGTGTCAGGGCAGCACGATACTTGAGGGATATCGTTTCAACGCGGTATTGGATATGCTTACCACGGATATATGCAGGGAACGGAACGACATATTCATACCGGCGCACGATACGGGCGCAATCGCATCCAATACGCCGCCGCTTCACGTGAACTGCCGTTCGAACCTCGAGCCGGTCACGAAGTACAGCAAGCGGAAGGATCAGTATAAGAACATCAACGATACGCATCTCACAACGGAAACGAAGCAGCGGCCGCAAGACATCGCGACGGTGCTGGACGTTCTGAATCAATACTGAACATTCACCAAGTGAATAATAGAGAGAGAGAAGAGCCGGATGGCTCTTTTTTTGTTGGGAGAGTGATACGAGTGTATATCGTGGTCTTTGTGTTAGGCGCAGGGTTCGGCTTGGCGCTCGGGTTCTATGCGGGGCTTATAGCCAGCAAATGCGGCACTATCGAATACACAACGGGAGCCATACGCACGGGATTGAACGGCGTATTCGATCAATCAACGCGATTCTTCGGTATATTGTCGAGAACTTCACCGCGAGCGTCTATCTGCCGGAAGGCATAACAAACAAGAGATCGGAATATCTTCACGGCTTCTTTATGGCGGTTGCTTCGAGATACTTAAACAATCAATTACCAAACTTCATCAAGATAAACACTATCCCTCGCGAAGAGATGCTTCGATACTGCGCACCTCTGTTTGAATCCGCGAGAATCTATGCGAAAGGAGCATAAAAAAGATGTTGGTTAGCGTTGCGATGATAGTACGGGACGAGGAGAAGAACATAGAAAGAGCGCTTCGAAGCGTTCTACCGATAGCGGACGAGATCGTAATACTCGATACCGGATCCGTTGATCGGACAAAAGAGATCATTACCGGAATGAATGAACCAAAGATTAAGCTACACGATCACGAATGGAAAGAGGATTTCAGCGAGGCGCGGAACGCATCCATCGCGTTGTGTAATGGGGATTGGGTTTTCGTGTATGACGGGGACGAAGAACTCACACAAGAAGCACAAGATAAGTTGCGCGGTTTGCTCGAATCGCAACCGCCCGAAGTGAAAACGATTATGATGATTACGCGAAACATCATCACGGACACCCTAAGCGACACGCTCGCCTTACCGAGAATATTCAGACGCGGCACGATCTCGTACAAGTATGCGGTTCACAATCATCCGCAGTACGAGCAGCAGAGCATCACGACCGAGCTGGTATCGAACCACTACGGATATCAGTGGACCCCGGAGCTGCGCGAGAAGAAGCGGAAACGGTTGCTCTCGATGATGGAGAAGATGCTTAAAGACGACACGCTAAGCGAGATGGAGCAGTTCTACTACAAGGCGCAGTATTACAAAACCTTGCTCGTGTGCGAGCAAAAAGAGGAAGCCTACACCTACGGGAAAACATTATTATCGGAAGCAAGACCAGCGCGACACATTCCCGTGATGATGTACGACGTCTTTATCCTTCTCGGCTTACAAGCGCTCGAATACAACGAACAAGACATCATCAGAGCGTGCATCTCGGCGGCGCGGTCAATGGCTCCTGATTGCCCGGACTCTTACATCGTTGAGGAGTTGATGTTTAACGCGCTCAAGCAGCCGCTTAACGCCTTAAAAGCCTTTGAGACGTACACGGCAAAGGTAGCGGCGTTCAACAAGAGCGGGTGTCTGTTCACGCTTCAATACGAGAAGTATCACGACGTTGCGCTGATCATCGGGGCAAAGGCCGCGATTGAGACCGGGATGATCGATATGGCGCTCGTGATTCTGCGGGATGTGAAGGCCACGACGATCACGACGTGGGCGGCGGATGAATTGATAAGAACACTCGCGCAAACGCAACACGCAAATGTCTTAAAACGCTTCGAACCGGCTATTATTAAACTCGCCGATCACGAACGGATCAATCTCTCGCCTTACTACTCTCGGTTGTACGGTGAAGCCAATCACGAGATGGCTACCAAACGCAAGAAGATTGCGATCATCGTCGCGCCGGGCTTTGCTTCATTCCTCCACGGCGTGCGACACGAACTCGCGCGGGATTATATCGTGCAGACGGCGGTGGTAAGTGACATCGAACACGCGAAGCAGTACATCGACTGGGCCGATCTCGTTTGGTACGAATTCGGAAACGAACTCGCGATCGCCGGGACAAACAAGTATCCGGCAAAGAAGACCATCATCCGCGTACACGCTTACGAGGCTTACAACGGATTCCTGAAGCAAATCAACTACAACAACGCCGATTGTGTGATGTTCGCAGCGGATCATATCTATGAGCTGGCGAAAGAGATCGTGCCTGCGGATAAAGTCGCTCTCGTGCCGATGGGCGTGGATACCAAACGATTCAGCTACGGTAACCACGGGACCGGATACAAGATCGCATTCGCCGGGCATATCAACGCGCTGAAGAACCCGATGATGATGGTGCAGATAATGAACCAGCTCGCGCGGTTGGATCCCAGATACGAGTTATTCTGGGCTGGCGAACTCCAAGACATCCGGCTCTGGCAATACCTCAAACACATCATCACACAGCTTGGGCTGGAACGTAACATCCACTTCGTAGGGCATCAAAAAGACATGAACGCCTTCCTCGAAGATAAGAACTATTTCCTCTCGACATCCTACACCGAAGGGACCGGCATGGCAATCCTCGAAGCGGAGAGCAAAGGAATTAAACCGATCATCCATCACTTCTGGGGAGCAACCGACGTGTATCCCGAGGAATACCTGTACAACACCGTAGACGAGGCCGTGCGGATGATCCTAAGCAACCAGTACGACAGCGAAGGATACCGTAAACACGCCGAGGAACATGGGGAAGAAGCGCAATTGAACGCGATCAAAGACATAATTGCAAACCTATTAACCGAATCACAGGAGGTGAAAACGGTGTGACAAAAGAAGTTCTGATCCTGCCTTTCCAAACCTTCTACGATTCTCGATACGGCAGGGTTGAACACTCGAAGAGAATCGCGGAACAACTCAAGAAGAATCTCGACCGGAAGATCGTGCCATATCCGATACCAGTACTTCTGTCTCACGAGAGCAAAGGTGGCAAGTACGGGGAGATTAAGGCATTGCGGATAAAAGATGAGGGGCTCGCCGCGGATATCGAGTTCACTTCGGAAGGTGAGAAGCTAATCAAAAGCGGCCGGTATGACTTCTTGAGCCCTGCCTATCACGACAACTATATCAACAAGACGACCGGGCAAGAGGAAGGGCCAACACTTTTGGAGATATCGCTGACGCCTATCCCGGCACAACCCGGAATGCAACGTATCACGCTAACAGACGCGGATGGAGAACACAACTTGATAACCTGGAATGTAGAGATTGACATAGAGACGGCCTATGGAAACAACGACAAAGGAGCTAAGAGAATGGCAGAAAACGCGAACGATTTTGCTGTTGTCAAGCGCTACGAAGAAGAACTCGCAGCCTTGAAAACGCAAAACAAACAGTTTGAAGAGAAGCTGAAAGCTCAAGAGGAAACGCTTACCAAGCGATTCGACGAGCAGATAAAAGAGAAAGACGGCCAGATCAAGAAGCTCAGCGATGATCTGGAAACAATGCAAAAAGAGAAACACACGATGCACGTGCAGCAATGGAGCGACGGCTGGCTCGCGAAGAGCAAGGCCCCCGCGCTTGTGAAGATGCTGGCAGATAAACTGGTCGAGGATCCTAATCAAGAGAAGTTCTTCGAATCAATCCTCGAAACATCGACAACCGTCCCGACGAAACGCTACGTAGGATTATCCGATTCCGAAGAAGCGCCTAAAGGGGTAGACATTGACAGGCTGGCTAAAACGTTCGCCGGCGTGGAGGTGAAATGATGAGTTTGAAAACCGAAGGGTTTGAAAGCGGATACGAACTGATGGTATCCGTTGCAACAAACGCGACGCTGTCCGCGAAACAGGTGATGGGATGGGATAACCTCACGGGGTTGTACAAAGCCACTCCTACGGCGGTGACCGTTACGACCACGATGACGACGAGCGCAGCCACAGCCTTACCAGCAGCCACTT